TCCCCACATTAAAATACGGGGATTTCCGGGCATTTTTCATTAAAGGGACTATTCTCACAAGTATTATATTTGAAACAACGCAAAAAAGCCACCCCAGAGGACGAATCCCCCGAGGTGGCTTATTGCACAACTATTGATTAATTTTGACAAAAAAATTAAAAGCCTATATACTAAATCTTGTTCAGAGATCAGTATATAGGCTTTGTGTTGTCGTTAGTTTTTGCCACTAACGGCTTTTTTATTCCTCTTCGTAAGATTCTTCGAGTGCTTTCAAAGCTTCTTTTAAGAAAGCTTTAGGAGCTTCATCAACCTTACGCCAATGTCTTGCACTTAGGTCCAAAGTTGTTTCTTGCTGAACTTCAGCAACACCATGAACTTTCAATCCATTAGGTACAGGAATATGCAATGGGAACTCATTATCAGTTGTACTAATAGGTACTACCTTAACAAGTGACTGCGTTAATCTAGTAAAATCATGATTTGACACAACTAAGGCTGGACGATTACCTCTTTGTTCATGTCCAAGACTTGGGTCAAAATCAATGATAATAATATCCCCTTGATGAATATCAATTGCCAAAAAATCACCCCCTTTCTAAGTATTGATATTTACCAAGAAATTTCTTTCCCAACAGGTTTACCCCAATCTACTTCTTTAGATTGACCAGGATGTTCCTTATTCCATTTTTTCCAGTAAGCTTTATAATCAAAGCCTTCAAAGCGTTGAGCAAGCTTGCTTTCTTTTTTTCTTTTTAAAACTAGTTCTTTATTCTTAACCTCAATTTCGAATGTAGCCTTTTCTGTGGTAATTCCAATTTCTCTTAGTAATGATTTAGATAACCTGATTCCTTGAGAATTACCCCATTTCTGTAGTGTAACCTCCATTATTAATAAACCTCCTTGAAAATGTTGCAACTATAGTATATACCTTCAGATATACTAGTGCAATAAAAAGAGCCACCCCAGAGGACAAATCCTCCAGAGTGGCTCTTTCGTTGCTATTTAAAACTGATAATTTAAGTATCAAAAAAGCCCTTGCGGCACAGCAAGAGCAACAAACACCGACTAGACGGCTAGACACATGCCCAAAGTAACCAGCTTCGGGACTTTAAACGAAAGTGTATCCTTTCATGTCCACCACTATTATATATTAAAAGTGAACAATGTTTCAATATTTTGTTCTTATTTTAAAATTTGCTAAAATATAAATGGTTGTGTGGAACCCAACCAATTCCAAATTATCACAACCTAGAAAGTGTTACTTTCATGTCTATAACAGCTTTTGTGGCTACTACTTTTTCAAGTGTTTTAGCCACTGTAATTGCTTCATGGATCATTAAAAAGTTTATGAAGTAAAACTCAAGAGAGCAAGTGGGTAATACCACTGCTCTTTTTATTATATCATTACACAAAAAAAAGAGCCACCCCAGAGGTTTTATCCTCCAGAGTGGCTCTTAAAATGCATTTTAATTCACTTCATTAATACTTATATGCATAGAAGCTTAAAGCTACATATAAAGGCACCATTCTGCCCGATAAAGTCATTTTATCATAGAAACACAAAAAAAGAGCTACTTCAGGAAATTAATCCCAAAGTAGCTCTTTTATTGTCCAATATAAATTACATTTACGATTATAGCACGATATAAGCGCGATTACCTGTCACATATACCTGCTTGCCTTTGTGTAGCTCTTTAATCTTTAAAAAGCGTCCGACTCTTCCCTGGATCTCGACTTTTGAGTTAAGCTTCAAGCCGTAGACCTTGCCTGCGTCAGCCTTTGGTGCGTCCAGGGCGTGGGTGTGAGGCAGAACAATCTTAGCGACAGCGTGTTTTGAGTCGTTATATGCGATAGGGTTAGCCTTTACGTAAACGGCACGACCGTCAAAGTATTGGTTCTTGCCAACCTTCACAGCGCCATTTTCCAAGCCAAACACCTGCCACATGGAGCCACACGGTTTTAGCTTGTCAGATTCCCGCTTGTCTAACTTTGAACTGGTGTAGACATAAGCACCTTTTGAATTAGATACTACTGCGACAGCACCAATATTCCACTTCACAACGGGATGCAGAGAGAGCGATTCTACGCTCTTGTTCGTTGATTTGGGCTTAGAACTACCTGAATTAGCCTTTAAATCGATCAAGCAGATATTACCGTCAACGTTATACCCCTTATAGTTATCGGTAAATTGCCAGATTGCAACACCGTCCATGGATGGGAAGTAATTAAAGTCAGCGGAATCTTGACGACCCATGACTTTATATGAAGCTACCCATAAACAAGTTCCGAATGACTTTACAATTCGAGCTGTGTTGAGCCGGTTACGCAAAACATAAGCGCCAGCATAGACAAGTGGCTTATACCCTGCTTCCTTGATCACTTGCATAGCTGCTATGACAGCATCGGTGTTTGAACCGACAGAGCCGTTGACGTCGTTGCCGCTGCCCTGCTCCCAGTCGTCAGCGATGTAGCTACCAGCTGGGACGCCATAAGCCTTAGCCTTTTCTACGGCATACTTAGCTTCTGCCCGTGCCAATGACACAGAGCCAGAGTGTGTAGCATAAAAGTAGCCGCCGGTTAAAAGCCCATGAGCAAGTGAACTCTTGATTTGAGCTTTTGCCTTTGGGTTGATATAGCCAGTGCCCTGTGTAAGCTTAATCAATGCAAATTTAATGCCGGCGTAGCTTACGTTTTCTGATTGGTAGCTTGCGACATCAGCACCCAAACTTCTTTTTGATACGGTTAAGTTTGACATCTTTTTCACCGCCTTTCATTTGGTTTCTTTTGGCAATCGTTTGGTTTTCAAACGATTTTCCAAAAGATTCAAAAACGTACTCGTTGTACGTCTTATATCTAGTCTTTGTCATCAGAATCATCACCGCTTACAAAACCAATTGGTTGAGCATTGTCATCTTCATCTTGTGTAGCCTTTTCTTGATCAGCTTGCATTTGGTCATATGCGTGTTGGACAGCTCCCTTAGCTACGGATTCGGTAAGGGGCTTGTTTTCCTTTTGTGCTTGGTTCAGCAAAGCTTCAACCGCCTTAGCTTTCTTTTCAGCACCTGAAATGTCGAGCGTAGCGGCTTCACTTACTACGAACTTGGCAATCTGGTCAATGGTCATAACTTCCTTTGGTAAAGGCTTCTTTGACTTAGACGCAAAGAAATCAATACCAGTAGAAACACCTTGACATACAGCGACAAAGGCAAGAAATCCCACAAAAAGATATTCATTAAGTTGGCTTAAATTCATTAGTCAGTCACCTTCTTAGTTAAAAAAGAAGTAGTATCTGGCTTATTTTCTACTTGTGGTGCTGGTGTAGTGCTTTCAGGATCCTTGACCATTGAATCGTCTTTGATTCCTGCAAAGTAGCGAACCCACTTGGTAACCTCTGCCTTGATGTCTTGTGGTGCATCGTCAACGGTTAAAACACCGTCTTGCACCAAGGTAACGTAATCTAAAATTCTAGTGTTTGGCTTCATTTTCACTTAACTCCTTTCTGAGTTTTTCATTTTCATTGAGTAGTTTTTTGTTTTCCGCGTTTAAGCGCTTATTCTGTTCAACAATGTAATCTCGGTTATTCTCCACGCTATCCATATCACTTTTCTTACCGTTTTGCTTAAAGGTAAAGTAGCCTAAAAGCAAAGCGGACAAAGCCGATATAATGCTGTTTAGGTCGACATGCACTATATCACCCCTAACGCTTTGAATAATGCCTTGCTGTCCAGATAATAAAGGCTATAACCGCCGTATTTGACAAAGCGTTCTGGACAAACTCCATTTCATGGGCAAAAATCACGTGTTCAATTTCGATTGATGAAATTATTGCTAGCAGCACCACGACAAGTGCCAACAACACCCCTAGAAGCTTATTGTTGTTGTACCGTGAACAGGTGTAAACCAGCAACGCAATGCCTACAATCATCATTGAACAATCTAAGTAAACGTTGTTCATCATCCACGCTAGTTGTGGTGGATAAAAGAAAAATCTGCGGTTAAGGTAAAAGCCCAAACCTTTACCGAAAATCAGCAGACTAATGATCACGTAAAGTGAGTTATTGTTGAGGCGTTGCAGTAGTTGGCGCATAAGCTTCGCCTACAATCTTTTGGTAATTTTCAGCTGATAAGAAACCTTGTACTACTAGGTCCTTCATGCCGTTCTTATCATAAATGCCGAATTCCCAGTCCATACGATACATTTCTAAAAAGTTTGCTTGAATTTGTTCCATTAAAGTCATGATTTATGTCCTCCTTAACTATTGCTTATCGGTTGCTTGGTCCACTGGCTTAGTATCAGTTGTTGGGTTAGCTGGTGTAGCGTTATTAGCATTTGCGCCAACTGCCTTGGTTACCATTGCTAAGGTCTTTTGCATAGCACCAAGAATTTGATTAGTGTTTTGAGTTTGTTCAGTAAAGCTCTTCATCAAAGCTAAGTTTTGCTTAGATGATTGAGCTTGAACTTCTTGCATATCTCTTAATGCTTGGTCTACCTTATCGTTGGCTTTGTCGAGTTCAGCACTCTTCTTGTCCAATTCAGCCAGCTTTTGTGTAGTTTCTTGCAAGATAACGGCTTGATTGTTCTTGTCGTTCTCGCTCCAATCAGTGGCGCCCACTGTCCAAACTGGGTCTTTAAAGCTGTCAGATGGTCTTTCAGCGTGGACTTGCCATGGGAGCGCCACACTTGCTTCATCGCCAAAAACTGGGATTACTTTGTGATGCCAAACGGGATCCGCATTGTCAGGATCTGACAAGTAGACGAAGCCTGTAAGAGTTGGGAACTTTGCCTTTAAAGCCTGTTCTTGTTCAGCAACACTGTTTTGATCTTGTGTAGCGTTTGTTTCGGCGCCCGCTACTGGTGCAACTTGTGTATTTTCGTCAGCCATTTTATTGGCTCCTTTCTATATAAAAAGCCCACGGGAACGCCCCGTGAGCAAGGTTATTTTTTGCATAAAAAAAGCACTCGTTTGAGTGCTAATCTACGTTTATTTCTATTTTTACCCAGTCCAGTTGACTTACATCGTCAGTGCCATTATAGTAATATGCTTCAATTGCATTTTTCCATGGAGAGAATCGGATTTGATAATTATTTTTAGTCACATTATCCCCACAATCATTATTTCCAGCGTTGGTATAAATCAAATAATTAGTCATAATAAAGCTATCACCGTTACTAAAAGTAAATCTAGTTTTTCGATTCATATCTAAGGCAGAAATATCAGCTACATAGAAATCATTAGTGTGGTTAGATATAACTTGTAAAGCATTACCTGATAAAGTTTTAGTAATTGTCTGATATTTGTATTCACGATAAGTCTTGCCATTAGCATTGACTGTTACATCACTGCTACTAATTGGATAATAATTTTCTTGGTTAAACTTCATGTGATCTAGCATACAGCCACCGCCTTTCTGGTGGCGGCTCTAAGTACTTGGTATAGGTGGATTAACGGGCTAATTACCCCCCC